CTCTACAACTGATGGTTCATTTACCTTTGTTATTGAATACGTACAGGTAGCATAATGGTTGATCAAGCAGCATTGGTAGGAGAACACTTAGGGTGGGCTGTAGAAACTGCAGTTACTCTAGGCAATACTGCTACTACACATGTAGTTTGCACTGACGCTAAGATGGTGATTATTGAAACAAGCCATGACTTAGACATTGGTTTTGCAACAGCGGAGGCTGACGTTACTGATAATGACATTATGCTTCCAGCTGGAGTACATACTCTTGTAGTACCTAAAGCTATAGGCAACGCTACTATCTTAAACTATAGGCGTGGCAGTGGTTCAAGTACATTAGTACGTGTGATTTTATCTTAAACTAAGTAACCCCGCTGTGTAATAGATGCATGGCGGGGTTGCATTAATGTCTGTATAATTGTATACTTAACTATGGTATAACTATCCTTGGTACTACATAAGGAGATATACCATGTTTATAAGAATATTAAAAGCAATACAGCGCAACCAAATGCGAAGAGCAGAATACTGGCAACTACAAAATATGTCAGATAAGATGCTTAAAGATATAGGAATTACCCGTGGTGAAATCCAAGACAAGTTCTACAACCAAGAAAAAGTCTGGCGTTAATGCGGCTGGTAACTATACTAAGCCTACTATGCGTAAGTCTATTGTGGCATCCGTTAAGGCTAGCGGCTCAGGTGGACGCCCCGGTCAGTGGAGTGCAAGGAAAGCACAGATGGTTGCTAAAAAATATAAAGCCAAAGGCGGGGGATACACATCATGAAGGGCGTAAAGCACTATAAGAAAGACGGTACAGAACACAAGGGCAGTACTCACAAAATGCCTGATGGTTCCTTGCATACTGGAAAGGCTCACAGTAAGACAAGTGTAAAGTTAATGCACTATAAAGATTTGAGCAAAGCAGCAAAGGCTAAAGTAGATGGCGTTAGCAAAAAGTCAAAAAAGTCTTAACTCTTGGACTAAACAGAAATGGAAAACAAAAAGTGGTAAGCCCTCGACACAAGGTAGTAATGCTACAGGTGAACGTTATTTACCTTCGGGGGCTATCAAAGCTATGGATGCAAAGACGTATGCAGCAAGTAGTGCGAAAAAAAGAAGAGACACGAAAGCTGGTAAGCAGTTTTCAAAGCAGCCTGCTAAAGCGGCTAGTACGTCCAAACGATACAGGAAGGTATAATTACATTGACTACCTTTGAAGAAGTTGATTTAAACAATAACGGTTCTATTGAGAAGCCCGAATGGGAAGCTCTATTACTAGAGGACAAACGTAGGAGACTTGACGATGAAGATGCACATCGGGATCAAACTCGTAAGATGGCTTGGTTTTCTTTATGGGGGATGTTGCTATATCCTTTTGCAGTTATACTTACTAGCAGTTTGGGTTTGGACAGTGCTTCTTCCATTATCGGTAGTATGGCTTCCATTTATTTTGTTAGCGTTGCTGGCGTTGTATCAGTCTTTATGGGGGTTACTAGTTTAGCTAAGAAGGCAAGCAAATGATTTTAGGACAACTCTTAGGTGCAGTCGGTGGCATAGCTACAAGTTACATGGACGGTAAGGTAGCAGTACAGAAAGCTAACGCAGAGATTAAAGTTAAGCAAGCTACTGGTGAAATTGATTGGGACATTGAAGCAATCAAAGCTACCCAGAACTCGTGGAAAGACGAATGGATTACATTACTTTTTTCTATACCATTGATACTAGCGTTCTGTGGTGATTGGGGTAATCAAATAGTACAGGCAGGCTTTACTGCTTTAGAAATTATGCCTACGTGGTATCAGTACTCATTAGGTGGAATTGTAAGTGCCAGCATTGGCATGCGTTCCGTAAGTAAGTTTTTTGGAGGAAAGAAATAATGGTATTACCAGTAGTCCCACTAATAGCTGCGGGAGCAGCTGTAGTAGCAAGGTATATTGCAAAAAAAGGTTTGTCTGCAGCTGTAAAGAAGTATACCAAGAAAGCTATTTCTGAGGGTAAAAAACATGCCAAAGATATGGTTACTAAACCAACAGCAGGGCAGGCGGGAAGTAACGCTGGTGTTAGGGGTATGCGTAATGCTCGTACATTAGGTCGGCAGGCAACACTTGCAGGTGCTGTGACTATGGGTGTTCCAGCAGCTGTTTCTATTACAAAGCTACGTATAGATTTGAAAAAAGCTAAAACAGAAAAAATGCGTATTAAAATACAGAAAGATATAGATAATGCTGTAGCTGCTGTAGAAGTTGCAAGGTTAAAAAAGAAACCTACTAATGAAGCACCTAAAACATCGGTACGTCCTAAGACACGACCTACATCTACTAATGCACCAGCAAAATCACTACGCCCTAAAGCAAGGAAACCTTAAACTATGACTTTTAAATTAAGTACACGAAGCCAAGCTAAACTAGAAGGTTTAGATGAACGTCTTATTGCAGTAGTTAATAGTGCAATATTTAAAAGTAAGATTGACTTTGGTGTTATCTGTGGTATGCGTACTACAAAAGAACAAGAAGCTCTAGTAGCTAAGGGCGCAAGTCAGACTATGAAGTCTAAGCACCTAGACGGTCACGCAGTAGACTTGATGGCGTACATTGGTTCACGTGGCTCATGGGAACTAAACTTGTACGATGACATTGCTGACGCTATGGCTGAAGCTGCACGTGAAGTAGATGCACCCATTCGTTGGGGCGCAGCTTGGACAGTACCAAACATAGCTTACTTTGAAGGCACTATGGAAGACGCAATGAATAGTTACATTGATGAGCGCAGGTCACAAAATCGTAGACCATTCATTGATGGCCCACACTTTGAGCTAATGGTATAAGGATACACAGTAATGGCACGTGAGTTAACAGAACGTCAACAAAAGTTTTTAGCAGTCCTTATGGATGAGGCAGGTGGAGACATCTCTACTGCTAAACTTATGGCGGGTTACTCTGCCAATACTTCTAACCTTGAAGTTACTAATAGCCTCAAAGAAGAGATCATAGATGTAACACACAGTTACCTAGCACGTAATGTACCTAAAGCTGCAATGGCTATGGTAGGTGCTTTGTATGATCCTACTGAGTTAGGTATTCGTGATAAGATGGCAGCAGCTAAAGAACTACTGGATCGTACTGGCCTTGTGAAGACAGAGAAGGTACAGATAGAAGCTAAGGGCGGTGTAATGCTTATGCCACCAAAGCAAGCAGAAGAAGAAGAATGTACATGTGGAAAAAGTATGAGTGCTTGTACCTGCGATGACTAAACCAGTAGGTACATGGAAGTTACCACAACCCACAGACTTAAAAGAAGACAACGTATGGGTTCCTATCCCACGTGTAGCAAGAACAATTCCTTACGGGTATGAAATAGACCCAGAAGATAACGGAATACTCTTGCCAATCAGCCACGAACTTGATATGCTTGAGCAAGCACAGAAATACATTAAGCAGTATTCGTATCGGGAAGTAGCAAACTGGCTTACCAGAAATACAGGTAGGTCAATCTCACACGTAGGATTAAGGAAACGATTAGACAATGAGCGACAAAGAAAAAACAAAGCTGGAAGCCTTCGCAGATGGGCAGACTATGCCAAAAAGGCTATCGCCAAAGCGGAAGAAATTGAAAACAACAGGATCGGTGCAAAAGAAAAAGAAGATAAAGCAGCCTAGTCCTACAGTAATACTAGAACAGTTTACAGATAAGATTCAAGAAGATCACAATATTATCTTTAAACCTAATGTTGGACCTCAGACTGACTTCCTTGCAGCTAGTGAACGTGAGGTGCTCTACGGTGGCTCTGCAGGGGGTGGAAAGAGTTACGCTATGTTAGCTGACCCGTTACGCTACATGGACGTCCCAGCCTTCGCAGGTTTGCTCCTACGGCATACTACGGAAGAACTAAGGGAACTGATTACTAAGTCACAAGAGATGTACCCTAAAATTTGGCCGGGTATTAAGTGGTCTGAACGTAAGATGACATGGACTGCACCATCGGGTGCTACACTCTGGTTAAGCTACTTAGACAAAGACCAAGACGTTACACGATACCAAGGTTTAGCATTTAGCTGGATAGGATTTGATGAGCTAACTCAATGGGCCACACCCTTCGCTTGGAATTATATGAGGAGTCGCTTGAGATCGGCAGACCCTACCTTACCTCTCTGTATGAGAGCTACTACAAACCCCGGTGGAAGGGGACATCACTGGGTTAAGAAGATGTTTATTGACCCTGCGCCTGCAGGTAAGTCATACATAGCTACAGACATTGACACAGGTGAGCAATTAAAGTACCCAGCTGGACATGCTAAAGCAGGTAGGGCGTTATTTAAACGTAGGTTTATACCTGCAAGATTACGAGACAATCCTTACTTGTCTCAACAAGGTGACTACGAGGCAATGCTTTTGTCTCTCCCTGAGCAACAACGTAGGCAACTACTAGACGGTGATTGGGACATTAAAGAAGGCGCAGCCTTTACAGAGTTTGATAGAAACACACACGTAGTTGAGCCATTTGATATTCCTAATAACTGGGTTAAGTTTAGAGCTTGCGATTACGGTTACGGAAGTTACACAGGTGTCCTTTGGTTTGCAGTTAGTCCTAACGAGCAGCTGGTAGTATACAGAGAGTTATACGTATCTAAGGTACTTGCTGTAGACTTAGCTGACATGGTACTTGAGTTAGAAGCTGGTGATGGCAATATGCGGTACGGAGTTCTTGACAGTTCTTTGTGGCATAAACGTGGTGACACTGGCCCTTCTTTGGCGGAACAAATGATAATGAGAGGATGCCGCTGGCGTCCATCAGATAGAAGTAAAGGCTCTCGTGTAGCTGGTAAGAACGAAATACACAGACGGTTACAGGTAGACGAGTTTACAGAAGAAGCAAGACTAGTATTTTTTAACAACTGCACTGAAACAATATCTCAACTACCCGCTATACCACTGGATAAAAAGAACCCAGAGGATGTAGATACGCACTCAGAAGACCACTTGTATGATGCACTAAGGTATGGTATCATGTCAAGACCACGTTTTAGTATTTGGGACTTTGACAGTCGGGGTACTCCTGCAAACAGTATGCCTGTAGCAGATTCTAAATTCGGATATTAAGGAAACCTAAATGGAAGAAGATAACATATTTATTGAAGACGAGTCAATTGTTTTAGAAGATACAGAGCAATCGTCTATTG